TTGGAATGGGAAGAACTCTGGGAAGCCGCCATGAGTAAAGGTAAGAACAGAGTGCTAGCTGGAGATTATAGCAAGTATGATGTTCGTATGCCTGCACAGATTACGATCGCTGCTTTTGACATCTTGATTGATATTGCAGAAAAATGCGATGGATATACTGCAGAGGATATCCACCTGATGAAGATGGTTGTACATGAGGTTGTGTATCCGGTAATGGCTTATAATGGTGATTTAATTCAACTGTTTGGAACTAATCCTTCGGGACAGAACCTCACAGTGATTATCAATTCCTTGGGTAATTCCTTGTTGTTGAGGTGCTGCTTTTTCTCAATTTATCCTGAATTGGACTTCAAGGAACATTGTTCTTTTTTGACATATGGAGATGATGTCATCGGAACTGTTTCTAAATCGTGTGGCAAGTTTACTCACATCACATATGCCGAGTGGCTAGCAGAACATGATATGAAATTCACCATGCCAGATAAGGAATCTACTCCAACGCACTATATGACGGAAAGTGATGTAGATTTCCTGAAGCGCAAGTGCGTGTTTAATGAAGACTTGGGACAAAAAGTTGGACTTCTTTCAGAAGAGTCGATCTACAAACGTCTTCATGCGCATTTGCTTTCAAAAGAACTTACTCTAGCCATGCACAGTGCTCAAAACATAGAGAGCTCTTTGCATGATTGGTTTTATTACGGTCGTGATGTTTTTGAAGATCGTAGGAGTAAGCTCCGTCAAGTTGCACAGGATTGTGAAATCGAACACCTGTGCCCCGCCCTTGAAGTTTCTTATGACAAACGTGTCAACCATTGGCGACATAAGTACCTTGGTGAGGAACTAGAAGAGGAGGAAGAAATCGTAGGTTTGGAATAGACACCTTAAGTCTGTTCGCCCAGTTTGGTGGACTGGGTGCTACGGCAGAGCAAAACCACTTGTGTATATATGGTTACCAAATTTATGTATATTTTGTATTGTTTTTGTATTTAATTTAGGCTTTGTACATATAAGCATCCCACTCTTGGGATACCCCTGTTTAGGGGAGAGATTAGCTATCTCATTGTAAATAATACCATTCTGCGCACTGAGCAATGTGCAGAAATTGTAAATATCGCTTACTACTGTTAATAATGTAAATAACGAAAATGGCTCGGTGGGATCGGCCAAAATGTATCCCACAACTTGGCATGTTTTGTGCAATCTCAAAGAATACGGTATTAATCCCAACAGGTTCGATAAATTGTTCCGTAAGCATAGGCATTCACTTGGTGAAAGGATTTCATCCTTAGACCGAGTTCCAATTAAGCCTCTCGATCCAAGCGATTTATTGGGATCGATAGACTCGGCTTTTGAAATGTTGTCTCTCAAAGATGTGGAGAGAACAATTCCAAGGCCTAGGAGTCTTAGCCGTGTAACTGAGAAAGTTATACCACCAGAGGTAGTACTTGAACCTCAGAGTGGTACTGAATTTTCTGTTTCTTATGCTCCAGATTCTATAAAGACAACAAATCTTAAGTTTTTGGATGATGTCTCCCCGAACATGTACGAGGTCGTCAGTTCTATGGATGAAACTCGTATGGGGGAAGATACAGGAGATGTCAGTTTGGGTGAGTTCTTCGCACGCCCAGTTAAAATTTACGAAGAAGAATGGGGAACAGGTCTGGCTTTGGCCGATTCCTTTGATCCCTGGTCACTCTTTTTCAACAACAAGAGAGTTGTTAACCGTATTGCCAACTTCAATTTGTTGCGATCAAAGCTTCATCTTAAGGTTGTGTTGAATGGTAACGGATTTCAGTATGGAAGAGCCATCTTGGCTTATAATCCAATTGATGCACTCGATAGTTTTGCACCGTCCACTCTTGTGGACCAAGATATTGTGCAACTGTCTCAACTCCCGCATCTTTACTTGAATCCAACAACTTCTCAAGGTGGTGATATGGTTCCGCCTTTCTTTTACCATCTTAATAATGTTAAACAAGCCACCGCCGATTACGATCAGCTTGGTTTGTGTTTGTTGAAATCAATCAATGTTCTGAAACACGCAAATGGTGCGTCAGACAAAGTGACAATTTCTATCTTTGCGTGGGCTGAAGACATTACTCTTGCTGTGCCCACTTCACTCGACAATCCACAACTTATTCCACAGTCTGGAGAAGTCGATGAAGCAAATATGAAAGGAGTGATTTCTAAACCGGCTACTGCCGTTGCTAATATAGCACAGATGGCAAGTACTATACCCGCCATAGCTCCATATGCGAAAGCTACTGAAATGGGAGCGCGTGCTTTAGCCGGAGTCGCTTCTGCATTTGGTTACTCTCGTCCTGCCGTGACCAAAAATCCAGAACCCTTTAGAAATTTTCCAACATCATCGTTAGCTCTGACAAATGTACC